AGTGTATCCCTAGATTAAGGGGTAGGGTTGATGATCCTTGGAAATCAAAGTGTATATCAAGATTGGTCATACGTTCTACAATGCTTTAACGTCACACTTCAGAGGAGGCAGAAATGCCTCCTCTTTTATTGCGCATATACATACCAAGCGATCTGAACAGGAACACAATAGAATGGATCATCGTAGAATGGCGTTCCAAGTTCTGCGTATTCAATTGAGACTGTCGGCGTCCCGTCAATGTCGCTGGAACCGTCAAACTCAGTGAGCAACAAATCTGCATACTCAAGCGCTGCGCCCGTTCCTTGGTCGGTTGGGACAGCAACTGTGACTTGATACAGACCCTGATAGCGATGTTGCGGATTAGGTCCGCGCGTAGCTGGGCGACGTGACGTAAGAAAGAAAGCAACACGAAGATGAGGTGTTCCGGCGTTTTGCTCAAACGGTGCGTTCTCAAAGGCAACTGCTGGAAGGTCTGAAGCCGCCGCCAATGCTGTGTCTAGCGTTGCGCGTATATCGTTGACGATTGGCATTATCGGTTCCTCGCAGACGCAGCAATTACCTGAGCAACTTCACGTCGCGCTCTTGCGTAAACAGCGTGTTCTGCCTCCACGAAATTGGCATAAACAGTGTTGTTTCTAAACACGAAGTTGTTTTGATCTGGATCAGCCAAAGAACGAATGGCTCCAGCAGCGTTAAGTAAGCCAAAACTTTTAATATCGTCCTTCATGGCTTTTCTACCAAAATCTTTGGCTGCTTCCGCATTTACAGCCTCACCTTTTGATCGCCGGGGCGCGCTTGGATCACGAACGACGTTTGGTGAGAAAGAGCCACTTCGCAAAGCAACTTCGTGATTCTTGGCATACGTCCCACTATCAACAGGACTTGTGTCAGCAATCAGATCAGCCATTGCATTTAGTGTTCTGTATTTAAGCGCACCAATATCCTGACGAAGTTGCTTGGCTTGATCCTCAATACTCATACCTTTTGTGAAAACTCGCATCTGCATACTATCACCCCCGCGTCTGCAACATATACCCAATCACGGTCGAGCCGGACTGGAGTTTCTGTACGTTGATGACTTGCACCGTATCGTCAATAACATCTCCAGGTTCCGGCTCTGTGCTCAAGCCCACAGCCTGAAGCAACAACTTCCTGTCATCCGTTGTAATCGAAGTTCCGTCCACTTCCTCATCGCGGTAGTTCACATAGACCCCTCGACCAGTCCATGTGACCCCACTACCGCCTGTCACCGTCCCTGTAGCAGGATCATATGATCCACCAGACTGCGCACGACTGAAGGACACGGCATAACCGTGTGTGGCGATCAGCCGCTGTACATCCTTATTCAATCTTGTCGCCATGCCACTTGTCCTTGCGGATGCACTTCTTCACCTTCTTGGCGTCAAACTCAAAGCCGAGCCAGTCAACCACTTCTTCTAACGCGGTTACGTCGTCGATCACGTCTGACGTGACAACGGTTTTCGTATCAGCAACTTTGCTCAACTCTTCACAGCAGGAATGATAATGCTCCGCCCACTCCTTCCACGCTTCATGACTGCCCAACTTCATCATGAACTTGGTGCGCATACAGGATTCAGCGATCTTGTCTGGATGCCGATAGACTATCAACCACTTGGCGTCAGGAAACGCCTCGACCATGCGGGGCCAAATCAAAGCCGTCTTAACGTCCTTGATGACGTCTACATCACCGGCGTACCGCATCGTATCCTCATAGAGTTCTGGATACGGCAACAGGTTTTCCCAATCAGGGAGCGGAGATTGACCCATGCAATCTGCGCCGTTCTTGCGGAGATAAGGCTTCAATACCCTATTCTTGAACGGCATGTGTTCAGCAAGGCCACCACAGTCACCGAGTTCCGCCCCACATGCTTCAAGCATACGGGTGATAAGTGTTGTACCTGAACGGGCGCAGCCGGTGACAAAGATCATTGCACAATCGCTATACAGTTACGTGTTCCGTTTACAATAACACTCCCCCAGTGTTTGCTCAACTTGGCACTCCACCATTCAGGCCCGTGAACACTGAGATGTAGAGTTTCGCCAATACGCTTACCCATCCCATCAGGAAATGTCGCGATCTGGAAGAACACCTTATTGCGCACGACTCGACGGATTTCTGACAGAACATCATCTACCTTCTCAGGCGGGATGTGTTCCATCACGTCCGTACAATAGCCGTAATCGCACAGAAGGTCGGGAGGCAGATCCCACAAACAGCATTGCAGGAAGGTGATGTTCACACCTTGGTCAAGGCAGTTTGTTGCGTGGTCAACGCCAATGACAGAAGCGCCGAGACGCTGGAACTGAGCAGCAGGTCGTCCAGTGCCACAGCCAAAGTCGATCAGTTTATCGCCTTTGCGCATCTTCATGGCGGCGAAAGCGTAATTAGCCAATGACTCTCCAGGCGCGTGATTACGGTATGCTGAGACATCCCACATACGCTCGTACTTGTTGCGCTCACGTTCTGCTATTTCATCCATAGAGATCCTCCAGTGGTCGGGTTGGAAAGGCAGTTACATTCGAGCCTAGCGGCCCAACGTAGTTTGTGCAATTCACCAGATGCGCAACGCGGTCAAAGGCCAGCGCCCATCGCTCCAGCATCTGCGGTGTCTTGCTGTTCTGGTTCTGATAGCCGTCGTGAAAGTGCGTCTTGCGCCCATCCCATTTGAAGTCGAAACCTAAGAGGGCGATGTTCTTGTAACCGCGTTGCCATGCAAGGTTGAGGGATGTAAAGCCAGAGTCATATCCACGTAATGCACCTGCATTACTAAACCCATCGCCGCGTTCACGTTTAACGTAGGTGGCCTTTTCAATAAGTCGGGGTTCGTCTTTCAATGTGGCAATGATGACTTCACCGTCAAACGCCTCGATTTCTGCTCTACACTTGCGAGGGAAGTGTCTGTCCAGCGTGACGAGAGTTTGGCAATCAGCGATCCATGCACCTTTGTTTGCTCCGATGCGCGGAGTGGATTTTGGCAGACATGAGAAGTCGAAACCTGTCAGCGACGGGCCAGAACCAATGACAAAGCAATCAATATCCGTAGATGTCTGGATCATAGCCATGCGGGGGGTTGGCAAATTGGTCTTGCTTGAACTTCGGCTGAACACGGTCGTCGTTCAGGTCGTTGGCCTCAATGTCGGAATAGGTGAGGCCACCTGCATTGGGCAGTCCAAGCCCACGAGAACCATACTTCTTGGACTGCGCTTCTAGGCGCGTAGCGAGGGCATAATAATTGTCGCGCAGATTGGAATAGTCTGATGAGACATCCTCAAACTTGGTGTCAACGTATGAGGCGTATTTGGCGGCGAGAGACCGCGAACAGATAGCAGCAGCTAGATAATTATCATTACCTGCTTCGGAGAGAGCAAAAGCAATCTCCTCATCTTGCAGTTGCGCATCGGCAACATCAGTATCACCAACGAGGAAACGCACCGCGTCGTTGGCTGAGTTGGATGGGTCTGTGTAGGTTGCAGTCACATCTCAGCCCTTTTGTCACGGATAGCCTGACGCTGATCCTTCTTGCTTACCTTGTAACCCGCGCCAATCTCATCGGCAATCGCGCGCAGTTCCTTCATGTCATCAATGGCGTCGAGGTCATCGGTATAGTAGTCCAGCGACTCAAGCGGGTTATCTTCAACGGTAACTTCCGGCGCATTTACACGCTCAATTACATCCATTTTATCGTTATGGATAAGTTTCCCAGCGTCAAACATCTGGGCTACACGACGCTGTGAGATAGACGCGCTGCGCCAATCAAGAGGTGTGCCAGGAACATACTTGCGCCCATTAGCCGTGAAGTGTTTACGCGCAATGACGGGTTGCGCAGGATCAAATTTACGTTCGGGGATACGAGCCATGAGTTTCTCCATAAGTGCTTTGGGTATAATACAACGAAAAAGGGCGGCTTTCTAGGTGCTAGTCGTCAAGGTGAGTCCTGCCGTATTCGCCGTGATACTTGCGGCTGGCTTCGGCGTAGGCTTCTGCGGCTTCTTCGGCTGTTTGGAATGTGCCGAGGTAGATGAGATTGTAGTCGCTCATTATAGACGCTCTGTATTTATTGCTGCGACTGTCAAATGTTACTCCCTTATAGCCAGAGGTGTTGTTGTAGTTGACTCCACGATTTTTACCGTTTTGCCTTCTCGTCACTATCCTCAAGTTTGATTTACGATTATCAAGCCTATTTCCATTAATATGATCTACCACAAAACCATCTGGACAGTTCATTATCAATCTATGCATAAATATCCTTTTTGTAGTTTTTCCATATATTTCAGCACCAGCATATCCACCTTCTCTGTTTGAAACATACCTCCATCTATATGTCTTCAATCTATCAAAGTCGTCTGCGTCAAAAATACATTCCATTCCATTCCTGAAGATTATCTTCATTGTGTTTTCATCAACATTAATAAAGTTGATAGCAGGACGGCCTTTCTTCGTGTGTTTCTTTTGTCGTGAGGACAACCCGGTCGCATCATCGGGCACAGACTTGTATGTTTCCCGCTTCCATATTTTTTGTATAGTACTTGCTGATACACCAAGTTCTTTGCCGATAACATATGAACTTCTTTTGTCTTGTCTGATTTTGCGTATATCTTCATCAGAGAAGAATACCCTTTTGTCCTCTCCAGTTTGGAAATCCCCTTCTCTAGGTGGCAAATGCTTGTAAGATAACCGCTTCCTTATGTGATGTATGCAACTTCTTGATACATTATATTCTTCTGCTAAAATGTAGTTCGGGCGAGTGTCTGCTCTGATAGCATACACCTCATCGTCAGAAAGAACGCGCTTTCTTCCGTAGTTTTTTCCTTTATTTGTCCCGTGAAGAACTCTATCAAAAGCATTCTCTGCTGGTGTAGCCCATCTTAGATTATCCAAGTAGTTGTTTTGCTTGTCGCCATCATTATGGGCTACGATGTGCCTATCAGTAGGTCTTTCACCAAGAAAGGCTTCTGCAACCAACTGATGTGCATTTATGCTTTTTTGCCTTGAGTTTGCAGATAACCTATATCTAACATAACCATCATTAGCGATAACAGGCTTTAATACTTTACCGGGCTTTGAAGCCGTTACAAAATTACCAGAACGCCTCAACCTTCCGCAGTTACTTATCTGGTAGAAACCTTCAAATCCTATTACATCTTTCCATATTTCCATGATGCGACTCCTGATATGCATACCATATCATATAAACTAACATAAATTAAATGTCAAAAAAGAGGCGGGGAATACCCGCCTCTAATTATTGTTTGCTTTCAATCATTTAGCCTTAGCTAACGATTGATCCAAAAAAGTACGCCATATCGCTTGCAACAACCTTCTGGTCATAGGACATGGTGCCTTCAACGATGATCGAACCGAGGTCTTGGTCGTCACGACGCTTGGTTGCCATACCGATGGGGTTGGTCTGACCCAGATAACCGCTCCAAGAGAACGTGTACCCTGCGCTCGGTGTCATCAGCGATGGTGCTGGTGCTGCATAGCAGAGCATGGCGCTCTTACCTGCGATGAACGAGTAAGGGGCAGTCCCACCTTCAGCGGCAGTATTCTGAGTACCTCCGGCAACCATGATACGCTCAACACCAAACAGCGCAGCCAACGTGGTCTCGTTGACGCGAGCAGGGTTGTCGTTCGTAGAGGTGGAAAACTTGATGCGATCAACAATATCAGGATGATCTTCAAGAGCAGACATCACACGACGCTGGAGAACCAGAGTGTTTGGCATTTTGCCGGTGGTTTCCATCAGCGTGTCTTTGGCTGCGCGAATATCACCGATAGGATCACCCGAAGTCTGGTCCGACCACTGGATAGTCTCACCCGAAGCAGGCGAAGATGCAACACCGGTTTCTTCGTTATCCCAGACACCCGTGCTGAAGAAAGTTTCAACCCAGTTTTTCTCACGGTCAATGAGAAGGTCTTCCATGACAAGCTGAGCTGCAATCCGATCAGGGTCAACTGCCGGATCAGCGTTTGCATATACCTGATACGGAGTTGGGATGGCAATCGAATACTCTTCGCAGAAGTAGGTCGGTGTGTTGTCCAGACCATAACCACGCCGAGCAGCGGCAGTACCGGGTGCTCGCTTCAGACTATCCGAACGCATCGTGTCCGACTTGTTCAGGATGAAGTAGCGATCAGATTGCTTCGCTACCGGAACATTCGGAAACACACGACCAGCAACGAAGTTATCCGCATTCTGGAAGTATGCAACCGAGATATTGGTGAGGGCGCTATCAACATGAACCGCGCCTACAGTAGGTTGTGCCATTGTTCAGGCTCCTTTAAGTTTACGCGGTGCCGCGCGGGTTGAAAACAATACGAATGACTTCGCCATCCGCGCCGCCGTCAATCGCAATGCCGAGAATCTCATCTCCGCTTGCGGCTGTAACGGCTTCACCAGCAGCGTCAGAAGCGACAGCAGCGCCGCCCGCAACAGTAGCGCCAGCGACCACTTTAGTCTGACCCATAATAGCGACTTCAGAAGCGTGACCTGCGGTATCAGGGTCATTCTGAAGCACGCCAACAGCAAGTGCGCCGTCACCGGTGGGATCAATCTGACCGTCTGTTGCAAGTGTCATAAAACGAAACTGCTTCGCAGAGAGGTCTTGACCGGCCTCAAGCGTAATGCAGAACTGCTCTTGGTTCGTAGCCATTGGACAAATCCTCCTTAGTTGGCTTCTGCACGGGCTTCGGCCATCAGCGATGCGCCTTCACCCGACTTGGTGACTTCAGCAAACCCAGTCTCGAAAGGCACTTTGTGCTCATTCGCGTAATCGGTTGCCATCTTGTTCAGACGGAACGTGGCCGAAGCCTCGTCGTTCAGCGGGTTAGCGCCGATTTCTTCCATCTGCTTTTTCAGGGCAGCGTCAGCGGCCTTGAGTGCCTTCAGCACGTCCTCGTCGCCGTCAATGGCAGCAAGCAGCTTGCCTTTGGCAACATCGGTGCCAGCCAGATGCGGCAGTTCTTCAGCGCCACGCTTTGCGAGTGCGACTTCTTCCTGCTCTGCCTTGGCTTTGACCAGTTCGGCTTCCTTGGCTTCCAGAGCCTTCAGGATGGTGGCCGGAACAGCCGCCTTCTCGAAACGCTCACCGTCAACCTCGACGTATTCCGGGTCAGCACGCTTGGTCAGCTTGCCTTCCTCAACGTCAAAGCCAGCCTCGTCAGCCGCCTTCTTGAAGCCATCCAGTTCGGCTTCTGCGCCTTCGGCCCGCTTGGTCAGGTCATCAACCTGGCCCTCCAGAGCCTCCAGCTTTTCTGCGAGTTCTTGAGGGTCCATGTCGTGACCTCCTTTCTCTGTTTTCTCGCCCATGCACATGCGCTTGGCTTCCATTTCGGAATAGCCTTTGTCCATGTACTCTTTCATCTTCGCCTTCATGGCGTCAGACATGTCATCTTCCTTCATGGTATCTCCACGCTTAAAGAGGGTGATTTTTGCGTTCGGGTCGGCTGGAATATCCACACCCGAGATTTCAGTGAGTTTGATGTTCTTGAGTTTACGAGGCATCATATTCCTCCACGTCGCCAGCCTTGCCTCCGATGCTGAACCCAGTGTACTCGCCCGACTTATAGGCTTTCATCACGTTCTCATCGTTTGGCTTCATGGCGACAATCCAACCTTCCCGGTCGGAGTAGATGTCAAATGCCTTCATAATGTCGTTGGTCAGCGGAAATGAATGAACGAACTGCCCGACATTCTCACCCTTGTGCATTACCTTTGCATTACGTGAGTTGAGCATGAAGTCCGTTGCCATCTTCTCCATTTCAATCGGCTCAATGGAATCGCCTTGCGTATCAACAAGCAGTTTGCCATCTTCAGTCGAGACATACGCCCAACCATAGACAAGGCCCTGCTCATCATCGACCTTGAGAACAGTGGCTTGCTCTTGGGACTTATTTACAGACACCTGTTGCATAATGGTCCCAATTATCGCGGAAATGGCACGCTCAAGCAACCCCTCCTTGACAGGGGTGTCATCGTCGTCCGAATCAACCTCGATACCGGCCATTTCACGGATGCGCTCAAGGTAATCATCATGGTCCTCGCCAGGCATATAAACAGCCTGTCCTTCGCGCTCATGCACGTGGAACTTACCTTCAAGCCCAAGATCCATTGAACGGACAACAGCTTCTGCCTGTGTGGTGAATTGGTCGTCTTCAACTTGGCGTTTTTCAAGGCGGTCCATGATGGAGTTTGCCCAGTTGACACCGCTCGTACCGCCCCAGCCGAGCCAAGCCACATAGCCACGATCTTTCCACGGCGTGTCTTTGAACTTGGGATCAATCTCAGCGTTCTTGCGATGCCGAGCAAAGGCTGACATGCGGGCAACAGTGTTGCGGGAAAGGTTCTCACCAGAGGCAAGTTGATTGGCGCGTGTCCAGCCGACTTGCGTCATGCCCTTCACCTCATCGCCATACTTTTCCTTCCAGCGCAAAACACGACGAGCATTGTTACGTGCCGATGCAGGTGGCTTAAACGTATCCTCTTTGCGCGTTCGCTCCCAATCAGCAGACGGGACGTGAACGGCAGATACGGAGGGTTGGGATTTGCGAGTAGACAGCGGATGCTTGCTGGGCAAAAGATCCGTATCAAATTTACCTGACGGGAATTTGCCTGTGCGGATAGCACGGAGGAATACGTTCACCCTCGCAAGTGCCCATTGCTCAGGCGACTTTACGTTGGGGCGAACGCTGGATGGGTTCGTGCGATATGCTCCAACACCCCTGTCGTAAACCTGCTCCAGCATGGACAACGTGACACGGCCTTTGTCACCGTGTTCTGCGTTGTGCTCACGCACCTTTTCTTCGAGCGTATCTTTGCGGGATTTCTCTGTTATCTTAGACTTCCAATCTTCATCAAGCAAAGAAGTGAAAATGTCACTGAGAACAATATCGCCGTCAAACGGCTCAATATCGGATTCTTTTACGCCTTCAGCCTGCCATGACAAAGTAATATGCGGTTTGTAGTCAGGCCAATCGGAAGATGCGCCCATTGAGCGAAAACCGTAGTGGTCTGCGGCTAGACGGGGGCACTCAATCTTGAGAACCAGAGCCTCACCGTTCTCCCCCAAGCGTTCAACGCTGCGCTTGCCGCCACGGACGACGTGATTGCCGTAATGCATCGGCGCTTCGTCCTGCATAAGCGCCATATTCGTATATTCGGTGCTGAACGGGTCTTTGCTGTAGATCACAGTGACGTGCATATCATCTGCATCTAGTGTCGTAGGGATGCCCTGCGATTTCGCCCATTTAATAATCTTTTCCGCGTTCAAGACTTTGCGTTTCATGTATAGAGGCTTGGCACCGCTAGACTTCTCAACCCGCTCATATTTCCCCGTCGCATCATCACGTTCAAAGCCTGCACGACGCAGGGCGGACCATGCAGACGCAAAGGAGACGGCCTCAGAGCGACCTGCGTCTTGCTGTGAATTGAATGTCCGCCTGAATATCTCCTGACCCTTCTCAGAAGGAATCAGTTGGCGAAGTCGGGCCGGGAGTCGTTCGTAGGGCATCGCTTACCTGCAAAGAAAAAGACGCTGTGGCGTTTATACCACAGCGTCCAGCAGTTAAGCAAATTGGGGTGGGGTTACGCCCCGATATCAACAAGCTCGCATGAGTCACCGGAGCAAGCGAAGGTCTGACTGCTCTTTGTTGTGTCGCCTCTCTCGTATGCTTGCAACTTGAGCCAATCAATAGACGTGGGCATATCGGCCAACATCGCCTCATAGGCTTCCTTGTCACAGTCCTGATATGGCGCTTGCTGGTAGACGTGATCGTCAAATGGCAGGAACGAAACACCGGACATTTCGTCAAAATGCGCATAGACGAACGCTCCGACATCAAGCCACTCGTCCTTCTTAACGGACACAGTGACAGACGGCTTGTGTTCACACCAATGGCGTTGGTACATCAACCACATTTCGAGTTGTTCAATGGCCGTCATATCCGTCCGCATCACAGCGCCTTCAGGTGCTTTGACAGGGAAAGAGAACACAGTAGTGGTATCGCCCTTGTAGACACATGGTTCACTTGGAATACCTTGATCCTTCATGAACTGTGTCAGCGGATCTTTGTTGTCACCCCGGACTGTACGGATGTAATAGTCGTTATGCCGCGCGTGGATGCCGCTCGCGCTGTCAACTAGTTGACTGACTGTGCCGGACGGCTTCACGCATGTCACCGCTGCTGATTGAGGAATGCCAAGTTTCTCAGCCCATTCCTTGTTCGTATCAACAGCAAGTTGGCGCAGGTTCTCCAGCATTGTAGGCAAATGACCTTCTTTGCCATTAGTCAGCGTGTTATCCATGATACCAGTCATGCTCACACCAAGAAGACGCTCCTCTTCGGTGTTGCTTTTCCACACCTTGCGCAGATATGGGAAGTTCGTCAGCGTTGATTGGATAGTTCCGAGGATAGTTGCAATTTTTACTTTGCGCTCAAGATCTTGCAGAGAATCTGTCGCCCTCACTACCAGTTCTGTCAGATTACAAAATTGATAAGGACGAAGGATTATTTCGGAACAAGGGTTGGTTCCGAAATCATATTGCGCGTCACGCCGCCCAAACTTTGCTGCTTGTGCTTTCGATGCGACACGGTTGAACACGCCGCGCTCCCCAGAGCCACTATCTGCCAGAGCCGACCACTCCCGCAGGAAAGACTGCGCATCAGGCTTTTCTGTGTAGGCCACAGAGTTGTTGGACAGATAACGATGCGGAGGGAACTGCCCTGTCTTGGCGTGGCGCATACGATCATCAGACAGATTGCTAAGGCTAATCATTGCAGAACGGCGGACACCACCAGACACGACGATCTCACCTACCTTGCACATCAGGTCATGGCACTCGATGGACGTGAGTTTGCGGCCTGCTGCACTGCTGAACGTCTCGACCGTGAAATTGAACAAATCAACAATCGGGCCAGGACCAGAAGCGCGGCCACCGAATGTCTTGAGTTTTGCTCCAGCGGGACGGACCTTTGACACGTCCCACTTTGGAATTTCTCCTGCGTAAAGCATGGCAATCAGTTTACGGAATGCCTTTGCCCAGCCTTCCTTGCTGTCCTTGACGACGATCATATCGTCAGACTGGAACAAGGCGTCAGGTACATCAGGAAGTTTGTTGATGTATTGCCGTTCAACAGAGAAGCCGACACCTGTACCGCAAAGCAGGATGAACATTGCTTCATCAAACGACTTGGGATCATCAACGGGGAGGAAAGAACAGTTATATCCTGCCGTGTTGTCGCGCTCCAATGCGGGACCAGCGGTCATCATAGCCCGCATCGATGGCATAATCTCAAGTCCAAGAATCGCTTCCCTAATTTCACGAGCAGTATCTGCATCAACTTTGTCTGCAACGACATTCTGAATGTATCGGTCAACGGTTTCTGACCATGTTTCTCGACGCTGCTCATCTTCCAGCCAACGTGCGTATCGTGAAATGTGAATAAAGGACTGAAAGTCCGTAGGAAGCATATTGCTCACCTTGAGTCTCCTCGGTTGAATGTGAAACGAACATCCTGAATACCAAATCAGGCACTCAGTAGGAACCCTCAATTTTCCATGCGGTAACGGATTCGTCAAGCAAAAA